TGCGATAATTCTCTTCAGCCTTCGGGTCTTTATGCGTTTCGCGTTGAATTTCGCCTAGTGGTTTATTGCCATAAGTCAGCACGTAACCATTAGGCATAGCAATGCGCCCTATCTTCTGCACATCGCTTTGGATTAACGGCCTGTTTAGATATGATTCTAGAACTTGCCTAACAGCCTCCATCTCGATTTTTCGCGCTTCTTCTGCTACGTTACGCATCACCATACTAACGGCCTTAACCTTTGCAGCCTCGAAATCCTTCAGCTTCTTTTTGCTATGTGATTTGCCCCCTTGCTTTGAATGTGTTACACGCATACTGAATCAGAATTAAATGGTGTCGCTGTGAATGTCATAAATATGCCCGATGCGTTGGCATCCAACTCGTTAAACGTGTCGGTAGTTTTCACGTTGTCAATTGCCTTAAAAATATGCTCACCATACACATTTTTGGTTGCCTTTAATTTGAGGACAAACTGCCTGCGTAAATCACGCATTGCATCTATTGTAACACGATGCTGCTCAGGTGTGTATGCCAATTCGGTACGGCCTAAAAATAGCATAAATAACGGATATGTGCTATCTACCAATCCCCCCTGTCTAAAGGTGTCGTCGCTGGTAATAGGCTCAACAAGTATCACACATGGAAACCTCTTTTCATCGGCCTTTAGATTTGCCCACGATTTGAACCCGTGAATGAAATCGGGCTTCGGAGTTAAGTCCAAAACTACCGCTTCAATTATGCTGACAATACTGCTCATTTCTTCTTGTTCAAAATCTTGTTCAACTTCCTTTGGTAGGCGTTTTCATCTGCTGCATATTGCAACTCCAAAAGCACCTTATTATAACTCCAACGGTATACATCTTCATCACTACAATGGTGTCGCAAAGATATGCCTCTAACCAGTCCAAAAGTACCATATTTTTTGAAGTCAGAAATACCAGCTTGCCACTCTTCGCTTTCGTATTCCGCAGGCTTAATTGCAGCCTCAGCCTTTGACATCTCCGCAAGTTGGCTAGATATGTATTGACCAGCAGCGGCAACCGCAATAAACGGCTCATTTAGAAGGCGTAAATAGCAGTCCTCAATATCCTTGTCGTCTATATCATTTGCGCAATAAATGGCAACCGTTCGCCCGATTAGTTCCGTATCAATTAGCTTCAATCTTGCCAGCCCTTCCACGTTTACCTTTCGTGCAAATTCCATGCTGCCTAATGCCTTTGGCTTTGGAAGTGATAGTGTCCATTCATCTAGGCTAGGCATCTCACCTAGTGCGTTAATAGGCCACACTATCGCGGCTAGTTGCATCGGCCTAATGTTTTCGCACACCTCCAAGTCTAGGCCACTAACGGCAGCAAGTATTTCGGCATCTGTTTTGGCCGAATGTAATTTGATGGCTTGCTTTAGTGTTATGTCCTCCCACTGGGCAGGAATGTTAACAGGCTGGCCGTTTATCGTTATGGCTGTTTTCAAAATTGGATGGCTCTAAATGGCTTGAATGATGGTTTGATGGTTAGCATCATCTCAACGTAACGCATCGCATCTATGGCGTGGTTGTGAGCATCAATAGGCTTGTTGATTGTATTGCCGTCCTTATCGGTATCCCAGCAATAAGCGTTCAATTCCTTTTTGATATTCGCGCTTCTTTTTGTAACTTGGAACGGCTGCCCTTGCATGATGCTAATCCCGAAAGCAATACTATCCGCGCCTTTGGTCACAGGCTTTAGATTGAATCCGTAGCGGTTAATTTCATCAATGCTCTTGGGGTCTGCGCAGTCAGCATAGCCCTTGTCTTGTTTGCTTATTCCGTTTGATTTGAGTAATGCCGCAATGTCACCATTCAGCAGGCCTGTTTGGTATATCAGTTCATCGTATATTCTTTGGCCGTTGTATTCGTATGCCGCAATGCACGTGGTCGGGTCGTTCGTATATCCAAAGTCCATTCCAAATCCTACCATTTTTGCGCTAGGTGGCACGCTTTCAATTTCGCTCCAGTTACTGAATACCACTCCTTGCAATGCCCCTACTTCGCCCAGTCCATACACACGCCAAATGTTCGCCCAATAGCTATTCTTAACGCTGCCGTCCTCATTATAGCCCAAACGCTTGTAGTTGAGTATTTCGTTCCTTTCATCTATTCCAAGCAGTTCGTTATCTTCAAAGGTTAGTTGCAAAAAGTCGCAATCCTCGCGGCCTATTACCTCTGTATCAATAAAGAATTTAGCATCGGGATTATAGTCGCTTATTACCTTGCCAGCCCTTGTAGCAACCTGCCTGTAGCTTTCTGAATCGCATTTGTTAACCTCGTTAAAGTAGACAATATCGGAGCGTAATCCCTTGCCGACATCCTGCTTGTCTAGCCCTATGAATTTGATAAAAGAACCGTTTGCAAATCTGTAAAGAGTGCCAGCTATAAACCGTCTTTCATCGTAAATGCCTGCCATCTTCATAACCTTCACAAAGTCCTTAATCACAGTCAAGCGCATCTTGGTCAACTCCGCGCTTATGATTAGAATCTCTTTGTCAGGCTTGCTTGCCGCATGGTTAATCAGCAGGATTAGAACGCTTATTGTTTTGCCTGCTCCTTGACCGCCCCGAATTACTTTGATGCGTTTCTTTAGCCCTGCAATTTTACGTAGTGCCGTTGTTGATTGAATCATCTAACGGGTCGATGTTTAGGATAGTTATTGATTGCGTAACATCCGCGCTTATTGTTTGCTTTGGCTTTCCATAGGCTCGGTCAAGCATCACCTCAATAGCCCTCACGTCACCCTTTGCAGCCTTTAATCGTAACGCCTTTAATATCGCTTCTGCTGCGCTTATTCCGTCCTTTTCTTCGCCCAGTACATCGGCTAAGAGTTTGTCCAGTTCGGGCAACTTACGTGGTCTGCCGTTAGGGTTTCCAGTCTGTCCTTTTGGGAATTTATGCTTCTCTATGTTTTGAGGATTAGCCACGCTGTAAGTTCGCTGTTTTATCCGATGGCCTATGTTCAATCATTAGCGCATCTGGGCGGTAAATATCGTTAACTTTTAGGCTCGGCTCAAAGGTACTAAATTTATTCTGTTGCGGTGTTCTTTTGTCACGCCCCGCGATAATATCGGCCACCGTTTGATTTATAAGCCGAACGCCTACGTCTTGAAGTTCGCCCTCCCATAATTGCTTCGCGGCTTTTTTTACGTCAATGCTAAATAGTTTGGGGTCTATCCATACAACCTCCTGTGCAATTATGTCGCCCCTATCAATACCCGAGTTAAGCCAAAAGGTTGTGCCGCCTGTTACAAAGTCGTGCATCTTTATTGCCCACTCAATAGATGATCGCCCCCTATGTCTTGGTAATAGGCTCGGGTGGTATCCAATCCATCCAAGTTTCGCCTTGTAACGTGTTTTCTTACCTATATAGTCAAACGAATGGGCGGTAATACCCAAGTCCACGTTTTCGGGCATTGTGTCCACGTTAAGCGACCCAGCCGCCACCATTGGTATGCCGTTAAGTATTGCGGCTTTCCCGATATGCGTATCGTCTAACGGGCAGCAAACGCCCACCACGTTAACGAGCGGGTTCTTTAGCATCTCGCGGAGTATTAACCCGCCAAAGAACTTTTGCCCGCTAATAAATACGTTTAGCTTTTTCTCGTCTTGGTAAAATTCGTGCGTCATTTATTGCCCACGTACTTAAACCCCTGTACGGCTCGAAAGTGGCCACCGTAGCCACCACCGCTAACCTTCAACGCACCGCTTTTTTTTGATTGTGATTTAATTATGGTCGAGCCGCTTTTTTGTTTATTAACCCCAAACATTTGCTGGCTTTTCAATACCCATTTTTTCGATGAATTTAGATAGCCCGTAAGTTGTGGGTGGCTTGTATGAAATAAGGTTGGTAATTTTTTATTGCATCTACCAAAACCGCCTTTGTGGTGTTCACAAATCCACTCGAGAAATTTAGTTCCAACGCCAGCGCCTTGCCATTCGGGCATAACCACTAATCTTGTCGCCCTGTATGCGCCCGACTGAAAAAATGGGGCTACGGCCAAATGACAAACCAACTCCCCGTCAACCGTTCCAATAAAGTATTCGGCCGCTGGGGGCATTGGTAAATCTAAATAGTAATGCGGCTTAAAATATCGCCAGTAAGATTGGTTGACCTTCCGAATTTCCAACTCGAAGCTTGGTCTTTGCTCGAGCTGTTCCCTTTTTTTAGCTCGCCCGTTCCCGTGTCAAACACCCAGTCGGGCTGTAACCATTCGATAATATCATAGTGACAGGCAAGCAAAACGACCTTTTTGCCTTTATTCCTCCGCCACCCCTTAGCGAATGCCATCGCGCCTATTTTAGCGATTTGCCTATCAATTACGGAGGTGAACTCGTCCACGATAACCTCATCAGGCGCATCGGATATAAGCCTTGCAAGCCCCGCCCTAAACTGCTGCCCGTTGCTTAACGCGCTGAACGGCCTAAGCCAACTCGGCACGTCACCAAGCCCGACATTTGCAAGGCAACCCGTAACGGAGTTGAAATCTCCATCGGGGCTTATTGCTTCAACTATCGGGAGGTCGTTATCCCAGCCCGCGTATAAGTCCACAATTTTACCACCCCCAAAAAGTGCCTTTCCTATTGACGTTTTACCGCTTCCGCTTGCGCCCACAATTAGCCCTATTTGCCAATCCATTCCCTCGATTGGTAGGTTAGCATCGAGGTTAAACTCCGACCCGCTCTCCGCGTTAAATAGGCTTTTTACTCGGGATGCCCTGTAGCCCGAAAACTCTTTTGTTTTATTCCTAACTTTTATTATCATGTTACAACAACTTTGCACTCGTAGCCCATGCCCTGTAAATCTTTAAAAACGCTTTCTTGGTTACCCTCGCTTTCGCACATTACAATCACCCCGTACTGGCTTTTTCCGTCTATACCCTCATCATCAAAGTTGCCCTCGTCCTCGCCAGCAAAAACAGGCACATCCAACCCCCACGCATCCAACTCCTCCGCGTTCCACTCATTCGCAAGCATATCCCAATCCCATTCGCCACCGCTTACGTTATCTTTGATAATAAACTCACTTTGCTGTTCAGGCGTTAACGTGTCGGCTTTGATTATCGGTATTTCCTTCAAACCAGCTTCTTTGCAAGCACGTAATCGCATATTACCACCTAATACCACCATGTCGCTATTTACGACAATAGGGCGAATGTTTAGCATCTCAGGAAACGTCTTAACAGATTCGACCAGCTTCTTAAACTTATCGTCTTTGATAATACGCGGGTTGTTGGGGTTGCTTTTAACCTCCGATATTTTTACAGTTTCTGTTTTCATATTTTACAAAGGTACTTAATTTTTTTCCCTCAATTCCTTAATCAAAGCATCCCTTTCACGTCTTGGCATAGCGATAAGGTCTTTGTAGTCTTGTCTGCTTTCTTTGCATTTGAACTCCAAAGATTTGATGGCTAGGTTTGAAGATTCGAGTAACTTCTTTAGTTCGCTGTTTCCAAACTTAGCCACGTTTGCCGTAAAGGTCAAGTCATCATTTGCCTTTCTCAGTTCGTGTTGTTTTCGTTTAAGGCTATCAATTTCCAGTCTTTGAACGACCGCAATAACCGAAGCAATTGCGGCTACTGAAATTGGAATGAGTAGTATTATTGGGTGCATGGCTTAATCGTTATCGGTTTCTGTTTTAACCCATTTTTGAACGTACTGGATTCTGCTGCAATTCCACCCGTTAACCTGACACGGGAAGATCCTAAATGCAGTTACGTGTGCCGTTGCTCCAACCATGCGTGCAAAGTCCTTTAAACTGCCCTCAAATTGAATTGGTTGGTGTCCATGCTTGCTTGCAGCATAGGAGTATTTTTTGCGTCCTCTTTTCATTTGGCTAAATTAGTATTTTTTTTGTTAATTAATGAAGCAATTTGATTAAATGTTTCGCGGTATTCTTTATCCCTATTAACTACCGCATTGTGAACGGTTGACAAGTGAATAGCAGATGTGTAGTGCCTGTTTAGTATCATGCCTATTTCGACAAACGTGAACCCATACTCTCGCAGAAAGAACACTACCATCGCGCGGATGTCGGAGTACTTGCGTATTCGGTTCTTTGAAATTAAGCGAATGGCGTTTATTCCAGTCACTTGCTCCACCGCATCAAAAATCTTCATGTCGGCATCTTCGCGCGGATAAACGGGTTCTACTTTGATGGCTTCCACCTCTTGAATTAGCTTGCGCAAATCCGCGCCCATTTCAATTTCAAGGTTGTGCAGAATTGTGATTAGCTGCGTTTTACTTTCCTGTGTCATTGCTTCACCTGTTTAGATGCTTTCTTTGCAGCACGTTTGATTGCCTTGTTTATACTTTTAGCGTCTTTACCCAACTGCAATAAGTCTACACCATCCAATGCCTTACTAATTGCAAAAGCTGAATCTATTACTGCCTGTGCTACTTTCATTGCCCGTTCTTCCTTTTCTTCCTGTGTCATTTGGTTATCTCGTTATCATTCATTACTTCAAATTTTCCTGTGCCTACATTCAGTAGACTATGGCATTGATGTTTAATGTTGTAGCCGTGTATCTCGTACACGTTGCCGTTGCCGTGTTGGAATGGTACGCCAACTTTGTAGCTGCCATGTTTTGGATCTGTTATGTCTTTGAGTGTTTGCATAATTAAATGGGAAGGGCTTTTACACCCTCCCCTGTTTTATTTACCGATTGTAGGCGGCATAATACAAATCTTTAATCTGCTGCTCCTCTGTATATTCGTCAATCGGGTCAGCATACCAGCTCATGTATTTAATCATTTCAGCACCTTTGTGATGCCATTTTGTATTTACTCTACAGGCTTTGCTTTTGTGCATTGAAGTTTTAACCCAAACCGTTTGCTCGGTTCTTTTAACTATTGTTATTGCACACTCTCCACATCCACTTCCTCCTCTGTAAGTTTTTCCGATTTCAAATTGTAAATTCATTTTAGCGGTTTTTATCGTCTTAGGTTTGTTCCTTTTGACCTGACAAATATACGGGTAAATTAGTTGGTAGTTAGCGCGAATGTGACAAAAGTGAAAATAAAGTTTGAAACTCCTCAAGGCTGCGAATGATAACGTATTCCGCGCCTGTGCTTTCGGCTATGGCTTGCCAGTCTTTCTGTGCGCTCGATTGCTTGCCTGTTTCATCTTTCATTTCAATACACAAAGGCGGCAACCCATCACGGAGGTAAATCAAATCTGACACGCCAGCTACCATACCCATCGCTTTTCTTCGCGCCCCGTCTATTTTGTTTAGTGGATTATTGTTGACCTCGAAAAGTTTACCCCTTGTTTCTGGTCGTTCGTTCCATAGCCAGCGTACGCATTCCGATTGGATGTAAGATTCTGTTTTCATTTTAATATGTAGTCTTTAAATGATGAATTATCTATGTCTTTTTCTTGCCGCCATGCCCAGCCACTTGAATGCTTTTTTTTGGCCGCGTATTCTCTTATCGTTTCCTTTCCCTTGCTTCTAATTACACGCCATATAAACGATGCCTTGTAAGCCTTTGAGTTTTCCAAAATAATCAATTCGTCTATACTAAGGCTGCTAATCTTTCGGCCTTCCAATTGAACAGGAACACGCACCCCGATTTCAACCATACTGCCCTGACTTAATTCCTTAGCTTCAAACGGAAAAACGTGTTCACAATAGCGGCAAGTTCGAGCAGATGCAAACACCAAGGCGTTACACTTTGGGCATTCTTTTACGGGTGCGGCTTCCATCTTCTTTTTTTTCTTTGGTGGTGCAATTTGCCACTTTCGGGCTTCGCTCCACATTCCATGCTCGTTATGGTTTAGCCCAAAATCCAAAACGATAAACTGCTCCTTACCAATTTCATCGCATAACCTCGAACCTCGTCCGCAACATTGCAGCCACAACGGTAGGCTTTTAGTTGCCCGATTCATAATTATACATTCGATGCTTGGTTCATCGTAGCCCGTTGTAAGTATTCCGCAATTGTTTAGAACAGGAATTAACCCCATCGAAAACGCCCTCAAAATACGCGATCTATCTTCCTTTGATGTTTCGCTTGTAACGCACTCCGAAAATATGCCAGCATCGTTAAACGCCTTTGTCATATTATTTGCGTGTTGGATGTTAACGTTAAACACTAACGTCTTTTTTCCTTTGGCCAGCTTTTGCCATTCTGAAATAACGCCATCGAATAAACGTTGTGAGTTAAAGTGACTATAAAGACTGTCATCGGTATATTCCCCCGCTACTGTTTTGAGGTCACTTAAATCATCTTGCATTTGGTAAGGTTTGCAAGGCATCAAAAACCCTTGTTCAATTAGTTCGGGTATGTCGATGTTTTGAACAATGCTCGAATAGTACTTGTAAAAGTGTTTGCCTACTGGGGTTGCCGTTGCACCAATTACCATAGCATTCGGCCACGCTTCAAGTATTGCGTTAAAGTTGCCCTTATGCGCTTCATCAATAACGATTAACTTAGGCTCAAACCCCTCCATTATTCCTTTCGCAAATCTTCGCTTAACGGTTTCAACCATTCCAACGCTTACCATCGCTCGGGTATCAAATCGCTTATTACCCTTTGCTTCGATACGTTGGCAAATTAGGCCTACCCTCGAAAGGCTCTTAAATGTTTGGTCAAATAGTTCAAGCCTATCGGTTAAGACCAGCGTTTGAGTTCCC